ATGATTACCCCATACAGACTTTCACCTCTTTATAAATGCGGCGTTTCGTCTGATTATTTATTTTTTGGCGATAAAAGAAATCTATCAAATACCGTGGCCATGTCTATCGAGGGCGCGGAAGTGGTGGCAAAATCTGAGCGCGAGAAGCCGGAGAACCGTGGGCGCAGGACGTAAACCGCAAGCGAGCGACTTCCTGGCGCTAACTCGCCGAACCCCAGGCTCCTGGCTGGAGCGTAGTGATTTTTCACTCTGACTGAAAATCATCCTTGACGGTTTTCAGTCAGAGTGAAATTATGCCCGCATAACGTGACGGCACCTCAAGCCACACGAACCGCAACCACCTAGCGGGCGGGCAAAATGACCAGTCGCATCCTGCGCTTTCCTGAAGTGCGGAGCCGCATCGGCGGATACAGCCGAATGCACGTTGACCGCCTCGAAAAGGCGGGAAATTTCCCCAAGCGCATTCAGATCGGCGGCAACGCTGTGGGTTGGGATGAATCCGAAATCGAGGACTGGATCAAGTCGCGAAAGGACGCTCGACATCAGCCGTCGGTCGTCAGCCTTGATTCTGATGCCAACAATTCTCCGGCCGCCCCCGCATCCCAATCCCCCCGCAAGCGCGGACGCCCTCCTGGCGTTGCGCATCACCCAGCTCCGTAAGGTGATGGGTATCTCCAACCCCAACGACAGAGAGGAACCAATGGGCAAGCCGATACAGCCCGACCGACTGCCGAAGTCGGGACGGATTGAGCCGGGAACGCCACTGCCAAAGGCGCCGCCCGCCCCCCGCTACCGGCGGAACATGAGGGTGCGGCAAGCGCGGGCCTCAGTGGCCGCCACCATGGCCCAGACCAGCAGTCGTGAAAAGGGCCGGGATATTGGGGGCTAGGAGCGCCAGCGACTCAACACCTGAATGACTCGTCCAGCTTGGTCTCTATCGAGTTTTGGTAAATTTTCTAGCGCGGCGTTTAGAACCTCAGTCATTGATCCTGGATATGTGGCATCTGAATCGCGCTCCAAGAAGCGACCGAGCGCAAACAAGAAATGAGAAAGGGCAATCACTTCACCGCGAAGCTCCATACGGTAGTCTTGTTCGTAATCAATCGTTTGTTTTGCTGCCTCTACTTCTTGTTCGAGATTTGAGTGTGACGCCTGAAGGGCGTCAAATCTAGACGACAGCGCTTTAATGGTTGCTTCCAACTCAGAAATACGATCTTCGATATACCGATTTTCCACCACCACCTCCATGGCTTGAACCAAGCGGAATGGTAGCTGGGGTGATCGCGAAAGTCGAATTTCTGTTCGCTGATTGAGCAACCACAACCCAAGCCGTGCCATCACCGCTGGCGCGAACAGGAGAGGTTTGTCCATGATAAACAGCGCTACCGCCACCTCAACCGGACCGGAGAGCGATCCGCTTCCCGTCGTGTTCGAGCGTGACGGCAAGGTGTTTGCCAACAGCCGTGACGTGTCGGCGTTCTTCGGGAAGCGAAACGCCGACGTTAACCGGGCGATCCGCGATCTGATCGCCGACCTTCCGCCGGAACATGCTCAACGCAATTTTGCACCGAATGAAATCAAAGACTTAACTGGACCTTCGGTTTCCGATTACGACATGACCCGCGACGGCTTCACGTTGTTGGCGATGGGTTTTACCGGGTCCAAGGCGCTGACCTTCAAGCTGCGCTACATCGACCAGTTCAACGCCATGGAATCGGCACTGAAGAGCCGGGCTGCGGGTTTCGCCATCCCCGGCACCCTTTCCGAAGCGCTGCGTCTGGCGGCAGATCAAGCCGACACCATCGAAAAGCAGAAATTGCAGATCGAAGCCGCCAAGCCGGTGGTGGATGCCTTCGACCGGATCGCAAACGCCGATGGCACCATGTGCCCGACGGACGCAGCGAAGGCGTTGCAGGTCCGGCCCAAGGTTCTGTTCGACTTCATGCGCGCCAACAAATGGACCTACTGCCGCCCCGGCAAGCCGGGCGACATCGGCTATCAGGACAAAATCCAAAACGGATACCTCGTCCACAAGGTGACGACGGTTCAGCGCCCGGACGGATCGGACAAAACGACCGAGCGCGTCCACGTCACCCCAAAGGGTTTGGCCCGCCTCGCCATGATGGTTCCCGGCGCCAAGGGGATCAACGGCAACCATCCGGGTGGAGGTCTCCAGTGACCGACCGGATCATCCGTAACATGGGCGCCGCATCCCTGCTGATCGAGCGCGATCCGCGCCCTGGTCGAGCGTTCGTCAGCGTCGCAGACGTCGGGACTGACCGCTGCCGCTACATGACGAGCGTGACGCACAGCGCGGCTGTGACGTTGGGATTCGAGGCGGCGGAACAGCACTTCGGCTGCCCCACCAAGGCGGTCGAGTGGCTTGACCAACGCAGCGCGGACCTGGCCACACCCATTCAACCGCCACAACTGGCGGCCTGAGTTTCGCGGGTTCGCCCGCGTCCACCAGCCCGAGAGGGCGTTTTCTCCCAGCCTTGCCGCCGGGCCTTTCCCCCAAGACCCGGCGGCACCTTTCCAAGCCCCTTACCCACACCGTGGGTGGGGCCACAGGGCGTTGCGGACGCAAGCAGCGATCCGCCGGAAAGCCGCACGCCCGATAGAGCGCGGCGCATCCATCGGAGACCGCCGCCATGCCTCTCCCCGCCCGCCGAAAGCGCGAGAGCGCCGAGACCGGACGCGACAAGCGCGCCCGCTCCCCCGCCCACCTGTCCTTTGTCCGTGGTCACGAATGCTCTGTGTCCGGCTGCAAGGGCGTGCCGATCGAGGTCGCCCACGTCCGCGTCGGCACCGATGGCGGGACCGGACTGAAGCCGTCCGACAACTGGACCATCAGCCTGTGCCGCGAGCATCACCAGGAACAGCACGCCATTGGCGAACCGGCCTTCGAGGTCCGTCACCGGATCAACATGAAGGCGCTCGCCGCCGAGTTCGCCGCCGCGTCACCAGCCTGGAAGCGTCACCTCAAGAAGATGGAGGCGCAGCGGTGATCCAGCTCCCAACCACCCAGCCCGCTCCGGCGGTCATCAATTACAAGACCGTCGCGGCGCGCCTCGTCATCACCCCCAGCCAACCCGCCATCACGCTGGACGGCGTGGCCATCGGCACGCTCAAGCGTGAGATGGACGAGACCCGCCAAGTCTGGGCCGCGACGTTGACGGACGTCATCGGCCACCGTGGCGGCTATTTCAAGAACGGCTCCCTGGTCGATCTCACCCGGGCCGTCACCAACAAAGTGGTCGACATCCTGCGCCGCCACAACCCGGACGCCGATTGGGGTGTCCTGCACCTGGAGGCTACGCCCGGCGAGCTGGTCGAGATCGCCGACGCTCGCCGCCGCGTCTTGCGCTTCCCGCACGGCCTTCGCTACGCGCAACGGGCTTGCCCGGCTGGTCGGAAGGTGGTGATCCGAAATCCGCTCGCGCGCGGTCGCGGCCATCTGGTGTTTGAGGGGGCGGTCGAGGGTGTGCGCAGGGTTTCGCGCGCGCAGGCCCTTGCCGCTGATCGGCTTCTCGAATACCGCCATCCGAACGCCAAGCATTTTTCCGAGGTGACGTTCAACCTGCTGCCTGCCGTGTTGGCGCCGGAGGTCAAGGCTCAGGCGCCCGCCGCCCCGCCGCAAGGGGAGACGCAGGCCTCCATTATGGAATGGAAGCGCGCGACCTTTGGCGTCAGCACGCCCATGCGCCAGATGGCGCGCGCCGTGGAGGAGGCGGCCGAGTTGTTCCGCGCCGTCACCAGCGGGGCCGACCCGTCACGGGTCTCCGTCGAGGCTGCCGACGTCGCCCTGATCCTGGCTGACATCGGCGAGCTGTTGGGGGTTGCCGACTGGCTGGCCGATGGCCGTCAGACATGCATCAGCCAGCCCGAGCGGTTGGTCGCCTTCGTCGTGACCCAGCTTGGGTGTCTAGCCCGCGAGGTCGCGGAAATTGATCCGGAGCGGGGAGAAGACGGGCTGCGTGTCCCGCGCTCCATCCTCCAATCAATCATCGGCGCCCTTCAGGAACTGGTCGAGTTTGGGGATCTGAAGGGGGCCATTGACGCCAAGATGGCGGTCAACCGGGCGCGTGTTTGGAGCCTGGACGGGACCGGCCATGGTTATCACCGGAGCGCCGCCTGATGCCAGCCCGGATCATCCGGCGCTGCGTCGCGCGCCTTGCCGCCGCTTTCGCCGCCCCCGCCGACGTCGCCACCCGTCGCCTGCGCGTCTGCCTCCATGACGACGCCCGCGCCCACCTGCTGGCCGCCATCAAGCGCCCGCCGGTTGCGTGCAAAAGCGGAGGGTGAGCGATGCGCATCCCCGCAACCTGCGTCACAGATGCCCCACTCTACGCCGGGCTGATCGGCCCCGGCGGCTTGCTGGCGTCAACCACGCTCCCGCTCTCCAAAGGCGCGATGGTGGTGGAGGTTGTCGCCCGCCCGATAGACCTTCCATATGGCGCTTTTGCCCGGCTCGTCCGCGACCGGATCGACCCGATGTGGGGCGCACAAGATGCCGATCCAGAGGGCTATTGGGTCTTCGCGGATGAGGTGGAGCGGTTGGGCCAGCCCACCGAAATTGAAGACCTGATCTCCAGCGCCTTCAAGCCGGATTCGGCGTCCCACCGCGTCGCCCGCGCCATCTACGACGAGCCTCAGCACGGGACTTGTGGTCGTCCGCTTGGCCGGACGCTCGACACGCTCGCCGAGTTGGCGGGGTCAGATCCTGACTTTGACGACTTTTACGCTGACGACGAAGACGGCGATGGCGACGGAGAGACCGATGGATCGGCTCCCGTCAACGACGTCGCCGCCATCGCCGACGCGGTCAAACAGACCCCGTCCGCGCCGTCTTCCGAACCCACGAACGTCACCCCAATCCCCCCCACCCAACCGCCCGCCGCCCCGGCGCAGCCCCAGAGCGCGCCACCGCAGGCCATCCCCAAGGGCAACACGCTCATGCAGTTCACCATCGACAAGGGGCCGTTCCTCTCGGCGTTGAAGCGCGTCGTCGCGCTCGCCGCCAAGAAATCGGCAATCCCCATTCTGGAATGCGTCCTGCTGGACGTCTCCGACACCGTCCTGGCCTTGTCCGCCTCGGACATGGCGGTAGATGTGCGTGTGACGATGCCGATCAGCATCGGAGCGCAGCCCGGTAGACTTGCCGTTCCTGGCGCCGCCTTGGCGACCGCCATCGACGCTCTGCCGGACGGCGCGCAGATCACGTTGGAGGCGGTTGGCGCGACCGCCGACGGCGTCCGTCTCCGCATCCTCTGCGGCAAAACCCGCTTCCACCTTCCGACACGCTACGCGGAGGATTTTCCGGTCTTCGCCCCAGCCGATGGCGCAGAAATGACCATCCCGGCCTCCGCGCTCAAGCAGGCGATTGACCGGGTTGTTGGGACCATGTGCACGGACGACACCAAGCCAAACCTGATGGGCATGGCCGTCCACGCCCTCCCTGAAGGGGTGCGGGTCGTGACCAGCAACGTGAAAGCCTTGTCCCGCGCCGACCTGAACGTCTCGACGGGCGCCGAGAATTTCGTGGCGCTGTTCGGCAACCGTGATGGGTTCCCCGGCGTTCTGATCCCCTCCGCCTCGGTCGCCGCGCTGCGCCGCCTACTGGATGTCGTTGGTGATGAGATCGAGGCGCGTCTCGTGATCGGTCAGCGCCGCGCCACCTTTGACCTGTTTCCATTCAGCTTCGGAACCACGCTTTCCGCTGTCGCGTTCGCCCCTTATGAGCGGGTGATCTCCCACGCTTTGGGGATTGCCAACAAGCGGATGACCATTCCGCGCGGCGACTTCCTGGCCTCGATCCGTCGCGTCCGCTCCATGGCTGACGACAAAGACCGCGCTCTCGCTCTGACCATCACCGCCGAGGGCGTTCGGGTCGAAACGGCTGAGCGGGGCAGCGCCGACGCCGTCGACGTTCTGGAAACGGACACGGGGTTCACCTTCGGAAGCGCCAGCATTGGGTTTTCGTCGAAATACTTGGTCCCGGCGGTCGAGGCCCTGAACGCCAGCTCCCTGTCTTGCGAAATGGGCAGCCCGGACGCCCCGACCTTCTGGCGCGCCGCGCAGGAGGAGGACATCAACGCCGCCGAACACCTGATCGTGGTCATGCCCTACCGGCTGTCGAAGGCGGAGGGCTGATCCATGGACCCGATCACCTACGGGACTGTGTGTTCTGGCATCGAAGCGCCATCCGTCGCCTGGGAAGGGCTTGGCTGGGCGCCGACCTTCTTCAGCGAGATTGAGGCGTTCCCGCGCCAAGTCCTCCAGCAACGTCAGCGGGCGGTCAACGCCAACCAATCCGGCGCGGCGACCTTGGGTGTCCCGCTTTGGGGCGACTTCACCGCCATGCGCATGCGCTTTTTCCGCCGGTTGGGCATTCGACTGCCGGACATCCTGTGCGGCGGAACCCCCTGCCAAGCCTTCAGCCTGGCCGGTTTGCGTCAGTCCCTCGACGACGCGCGCGGCAACCTGACTTTGGAGTATGTGAGGCTTGCCAATGCCATCGACAGCGAGCGGTTCCGGTTTGGAAAGCCCGGCCTCGTCATCCTCTGGGAAAACGTCCCCGGCGTCCTCAACACCAAGGACAACGCCTTCGGCTGTTTCCTCGCGGGGCTTGTGGGCGCGGATACCCCCCTCGTTCCGCCACCGGGACTCCGCTGGACCGACGCGGGTCTGGTTGCTGGACCCCGTCGAAATGCGGCGTGGCGCATCCTGGATTCCCAATATTTCGGCTTGGCCCAACGACGCCGCCGTGTGTTCGTTGTCTGCTGTCCTGTGGACGGGCCAGATCCCTCGGAAATACTTCCTGAGCAGGAGGGCCTGCGACGGGATCATCCGCCGCGCCGAGAAGCGGCGGCGCGAGTTACCCAAGCCCTTACGCGAAGCCTTGGAAATGGCGGCCCCGACGACAACCGAGCGCAGGCCAACCACTGCATAGAAGCAGCCCTTGCTTTTGGCGGCAACAACACCTCCGGCCCAATCGACGTTGCAACCGCCCTGAACGCCTCACACACCGCCAGTGGTCGCCTGGATTTCGAGACCGAGACCTTCGTCTGTCAGCCAGCCTATCCAATCCTGGAGGTCGGCGCCCGCACCGGAGCCTCAACCTCTGACCCAAGGGCCGGGATTGGGATCGGGGATGACGGCGACCCGATGTTCACGCTTCAGGCTGGTAAGCAGCATGGCGTCGTCACCGCTTACCGCACCGCTGGCGATGGGGCCGTCTACGAGGAAGGCAACGTCACCGCCCCTCTGACCACCGGGACGGACGCCTGCGCTTCCGTTGTCGCCTTCTCCTGCAAAGATCATGGCGGCGACGCGTCGGACGTTGCTCCAACCCTCCGGGCTATGGGGCATGACGCCAGCCACATGAACGGCGGAGGTCAAGTTGCTGTCGCCGTGAGCCTTCGCGGTCGGGAGGGTGGCGGAAGCGCCGAGCTGGGCGGCGACGTGATGCCCGCGCTTCGTTGTGGCGGGGGAGGGGGTGACAAACCCCACGCGATGATGGCCTCCGGCGTCCGGCGCCTCATGCCCGTCGAGTGCGAGCGTCTCCAGGGCTTCACTGACGACTACACCGCCATCCTGGTTCGTGGCGAGATCGCCGCTGATTCGCCGCGCTACAAGGCGCTGGGCAACAGCATGTCGGTCCCGGTCATGGCCTGGATCGGTCGGCGCATTGATCGGGCCATCCGCGCCCATCGGATGGGGAGCGCCGCCTGATGCGCCACACCCACCCCAATCCGCTCCGCACCGAAGCTGAAGCGCATCACCGCCGGGGCGCGAAGTCGATGTCCGAAGACGTCGCCCAGGCGCTGGCCTCTGGGTTTCCGGTGCGCGTCATCACCGCCGAGGATGTGCGGGACAACGCCCCGCCCACCGCTTGGGCAAAGAGCATCCGCACCCGCGCACGGCGTGGCGCCGAAGCCGCCGCCGCGCGGAAGCGCGAAGCGGCACGCAGAGAGGCGGCGCGGTCATGAGCAACGCCCCCTCATACGCCGACGTCCTGGCCCGCAAGCTGATCTCCGCCCCCGCGCGTGGCCTCGACAGCATTCCCCCCCTGTCGTCCAGCTTGTTCGGCTATCAGCGCGACACGGTCGAATTCCTCCTGCGCATCGGCTGTGGCGCTGGCTTTCTGGACACCGGCCTCGGCAAGACCCGCATCGAGCTGGAGTATGGCCGGATCATGGCCGAACACACCGGCAAGCCCGTTCTGCTGTTCGCCCCGCTTGCCGTTGGACACCAGCACGTCGCCGAAGCGCGGGACATGGGGCTGGACGATGTCCGGGTGATCCGGAGCCAGGACGATGTCCGGCCGGGCGTCAACATCGTCAACTACGAGCGCCTTCACCTTTTCCAGCCGGAGACCTTCGGCGCTCTGGTGTTGGATGAATCGTCGATCCTGAAGAGCTTCAGCGGCGTCACCACCCGCAAGCTGATGGCCTTCGGTTCGGTCATCCCCTACCGCGCCTGCTTCTCCGCCACCCCGGCGCCGAACGACCACACCGAGTTGGGCCAGCACTGCCAGTTTCTGGGGGTGATGGACTCGGTGGAAATGCTGACCCGCTGGTTCATCAACGACCAGAAGCACATGGGCCGGTATCGGCTGAAGCGCTTCGCCGTCGAGGATTTCTGGAGCTGGGTCGGCACCTGGGCGCGCTGCATCTCCAAGCCCTCGGACCTCGGGTACAGCGACGCCGGGTTCGAGATGCCGGAGCTGGTGACGGTCAACCACACCGTTCGCGCCGATCTGACCCAAGGGGCCGGTGAGGATCGTGATGGCCAGATGCAGCTCCTGCGCCTGCCCGGCACATCCGCGACTGAATTGCACAAGGAAAAGCGCCTGACGGTCGAGGCCCGCGCCCGGCTGATCGCCGACGTGGTGATGGCCGAACCCGATGAGCCGTGGGTGATCTGGTGCGACACCGATTACGAGGAAGAGGCGCTGACAGCCCTCATCCCGGACTCGGTCGCCGTGCGCGGGTCAATGAAGCCAGATCTGAAGGAGGAGCGCCTCCTCCGGTTCGGTCGCGGTCAAATCCGTCGGCTCGTCACCAAGCCGTCCATCGCCGGTTACGGTCTGAACTGGCAGCACTGCGCCCGCACCGCCTTCGTCGGTCGCAGCTACAGCTACGAGGATTATTACCAAGCCATCCGCCGTTTCTGGCGGTTCGGCCAAAAGCGCCCGGTCCACGTTCACACGGCCGAGGCTGACACCGAAGCCCACGCATCCGCCGCGATCGCCCGCAAGGAAGCCGACCACATCGCCATGAAGCGCGAGATGGCCGCCGCCATGTCCCGCATCGGCCAGCCGCGCGGCGTGAAGCTCACCTACGCCCCCACCATCGCGCCCGCCCTGCCGTCCTGGCTGTCCGGCGTCGCGCCCACCCACACCGCTGAAGCGCCCTGAGCGCCGGGAGGCCGTTATCATGATTCTCAAGAAGGGCAAGCCCCTGTTGGCCTACGAGGCCCACGATGGCGATGAGGGATGGTGCGTGGTTTTTGCCACCAGCAACGCCCCCGCTCGCCGGATGGCGGCCAACGAGATGGATTGCGATTGGAGCGGTGTCGAGTTCTGCCGCCGCGCGAAGTCCTTGGATCAATACGCCCCCGGCCCCGTGCCGACCAAGGCGCTGATCGGGAATGGATGGCAATTCGAATGCTGCGGCTGCCTTCGTCGGGTGAACGGCGAGACCGCCCAGCCCGTCTACGACGGCCAGAGTGTCTTCTGCTGCCCCTGGTGCCGCCTGGATTACATCGTGGAGCGAGGCGTGGAGAAGACCCGGTGCGCCGAGGTGGATCGGGAATGCCGCACCCTGTTTCCTGGCGGGAGCGACTTCCATGCGCGCGTCAGCCAGGAATTCCGGGGTGGACGTATCCATAGCGTCGCTGCGGTGACGTTTCGCTTCCCTGGCGGCGAGAACAGGGCGCGGTGGGAGGCTGGCGATGAGACCGTCACCCTCTGGGGCGAGGATGACCGCGCTGCGTGGAACGCGTGGCGCGAAGCCGGTTATCCGTCGGCGCGGGAGGCCACCCATGGATAACCACACCCTCACGTTCGAGGGAATCAACATCCGCGCGCTGCGGATCAACGGCGACCCATGGTTTGTGCTGGTCGACGTTTGTGTGGCGCTGGACATCAGCACCCCCGCCTCCGCCGTGGGCCGACTGAGCGCCGACGAAAAGAACTGGACCCCGATCCAGACCACCGGCGGCGTTCAGGACATGACCATCATCAACGAGATGGGCCTGTGGTCGCTCGTGATGACCAGCCGGAAACCGAGCGCCCAGCGGTTCAAGGCGTGGCTTGTGTCGGTGGCGATCCCCGCAATCCACGCCGACCAGCAGGTTGCGTCGCCCACTGCATCGGCGGTCCTGACGAATTCGTCCATGACGGTCTTCGCCTTCGAGGGCCTTGACGTTCGCATCACCGACCGCGCGGGCGATCCCTGGTTCGTGCTGGCGGATGTGTGCCGGGTGCTGGAGATCGGCAATCCGTCTGACGCCGCCAAGCGGGTGGATGACGACGAAAAGATGACCCTCGACAATACCGAGGGTCATTCCGGTCAGCGCGGCGGCGCCCAGTCCTTCACCATCATCAACGAATCCGGCCTTTACAGCCTGATCCTGACCAGCCGGAAACCGGCGGCGAAGCGCTTCAAGAAGTGGGTCACGGCGGATGTGTTGCCCACAATCCGCAAGACCGGCTCCTACGGCGCCCCGGCTCCGCAGATCGACCTGAACGATCCGACCCAGCTTCGCGCCCTGCTGCTGTCCTACTCGGCCGAAGTCGAGACGACCAAGAAGGCACTGACCGCCGCAAAGGGTGAGGCGTCAATCGCCACCGGCGCGCTGGAGCGGATCGCCGGAACTGAAGGCCTCCTCTGCCTCCGCGACGCTGCGAAGGTTTTGGGTCAACAGCCCAAGGCCTTCCGCGAATGGCTGGTTTCCAGGCGTTACGCCTACCGCCGCCCCGACTCGACCCGCCTCCTTGCCTACCAGTCCAGCATCCAAGCGAAGCTGCTCGCGCACAAGCTCCACACCTTTCCGAAACCCGACGGCACCGAGGCAGTTCCGATCAGTGATGGTGACGCGCAGGGGCATCGCCCGCTTCGCCCGTGACCTCGGCGTCGATACCGACTGGTCCGCCGTCAGCAAGGATTCCGTCCATGCATGACATTCCCCCGCTGGTCCTCGATCAGGCCAACGGCGAGGCCTGGAGCCTCTACAACGCCGATTGCGTTAGCTTCGCCCGCAACCTGCCGGACAACAGCGTCGATCTGGCGGTCTACAGCCCGCCGTTCAGCAACCTCTACGTCTACAGCGAATCCATCGCCGATCACGGCAACTGCGCCACGGACGCCGAGTTCTTCGACCACTACCGCCACCTTGTTCGTGAAAAGTTCCGCATCCTCCGCCCTGGACGTCTGACCGCCATCCACGTCAAGGATCTGGTCTACTACCAGAACAGCAGCGAGGACGGATCGGCGGGGTTGCGGGCTTTCTCCGACGGCTGCACCCGTGTCCATCTGGAGGAGGGCTTCGCCTTCCACTGCCGGATCACGATCTACCGTGATCCCGTGTTGGAGCGGGCCAAAACGAACGCCCACGGGTTGCTGTGGAAGACCTTCCAGGCCGACTCCAGCTTCTGCCGGGTTGGCATGCCCGAATACCTGATGGTCTATCGCAAATGGGCCAAGCCGGGTGAGGAAGACCTCGTTCGCCCCGTCGCTCATCCGAAGGACAAGGTTCCGCTGGCCCGATGGCAGGACCTCGCGTCCCCGATCTGGCGGACGAACGACATCGACCTGTGGCTGCCCTACGGCGATCCGCGCCGGACGCCCCATTCCCAGGTCTGGAACCTGAAGGAGCCGGGGCAGGGCGATGCTGACCTGCCCACCACCGACGTCCTGAACGTCGCCATCGCCAAGGACGAGCGGGCCGAGCGCCACCTCTGCCCCATGCCGCTGAACATCACCAAGCGCGCCCTGGAACTCTACACGAACAAGGGAGATGTCGTTTGGTCCCCTTACGCTGGCATCGGATCGGAGGGCGTCTCTTCCCTGTCCATGGGCCGCAAATTCATCGGCACCGAACTCAACCCGACCTATTTCCAGCAGGCCGCCAAGTTCCTGGCCGAAGAGGAGAAGGTCAGCGCTTACGGGTCGCTCTTCGACCTGGTGGAGGCGTCATGGTGAGCGCCGCCATCCTCACGACCGTTGATTTTCTGCCCATCCACACCGCTCCGCGCGACAGCACGGTCATTGAGCTGGCCGCCTTCGACAGCAACGGTCGCCCGGACATGGTCATTGAGATGCGCTGGCAGGCTGACGCCGAGAACGCGCTGTTCCCCGGCATCGTCGGCTTCTGGGTCACGCCCGACCACCCCGGCCCGCACTCCCTCACCTGGAACGAATCCGATCCCGCAGGCGCGCCCACGCACTGGCGCCCCGCCCGGACGAATTGAGGCATCCCGACATGACGAACACCAAACAGCCCCAGGCTACCGCCGCCTTCACCATCCCGGAAGGGCTGCACCACAACACCGCCACGCTGGTCCGCGACTTTGCCGAGGCGATGGCGAAGAAGCTCCGCGCCTCCGAGATCAAGTATGGCTGGACGGCCAACTGGATGCGCAGGGACTGGCGCGCCGAGTTGGCGGTCGAGCTGCTGCGCCACGTCCACAAGGGCGATCCCATCGACGTGGCCGCCTATGCCGCCTTCGCTTGGTTCCATGGGTGGAGCGTCGCCCCGGTCGCTGCGTCCGCCACATATGGCGGGCAGGTGGCGACCGTCATCCCCTACACGGACGAAGACGGCGGCCCCGACCACGAGATGGATAATTGGCGGATGATCGCCATCGGTCGCCCAGGCGATATCCCGGAGCATGTGCTCGACCGCATACCGGCGCTTGCCGCCGAGATCATCCGACAGCACTCCGAAGCGCAGGCGACGGAGATCGTGCGGCTAAAGGGCGCCCTCGAAGCGGATTACGACTTGGTGACGCGGGAGCTGGCCGCGCGGACGGCTGAATTCCTTGCCATGAAGGACCGCGCCACCAAGGCCGAAGCGCAGCTTGCCGATCATATCAAGGAAGATGAAGCGTGGTCCGGCGATGTGGTTCAGGCCGTCCTTGATCTTGTCGGTATCGATGACCCCGACCCCGATGGGTATTACGCCCACGATTTGAAATCGATGCTGGACGATTACGACGCCGCGTTCACTGACGTGACCGCGCTGGCGGTGGAGTTGGCGATTGAAATGACCCGCGCACGCGACGTGATGGCGGTCTTCATCGATGAACACAGCGACCCCGGCACCGACGCGATGGCTAGCCACCATTGCATGAGCGCGCTCATTCGCAAGGCTGCGACCGCCGGATTGCTGGCCCGGACGCCCACCACCCTGATCGACCGCATTCCCGCCAACCACACCCCCGGAGGCTGGAACCGCAACATCCCGCCTGCTCACAAGTATTCGGTCATCTTCGCTGGTCGGAACACCCACGTTTGCCGCCTCAGCATCAATGGTCTGTCCGACGAGGAGATCGAGGCGAACGCCAACCTGATTGCCGCCGCACCCGACCTGCTGGAGGCGCTGCAAGCCGCCGCACATCTGCTCCGCGCCGCTGGGGTGGCCGTGGATGCGGCGGACACCCAGGCGATCAACCGGGCCATTCTGCGGGCTTGTGGGGGTGCGCGATGACCGGCATGGGACACAACTCCGGTGGCGCTGGCGCGCCCGATGTCGGCGGCATTGCGGCGGACCGTCTGAAATCCTTTGTCGAGCGCATCGAGCGCCTGGAAGAGGAAAAGAAAGGTCTGCAAGAGGACGTCAAGGAGGTCTACGCCGAAGCCAAGGGCACCGGCTTCGACACCAAGATCATCCGCCAGATCATCCGTCTGCGCAAAATGGACAAGGCCGACCGGCAGGAGCAGGAAGCCCTGCTCGACCTCTACAAAGAAGCGTTGGGGATGGTGGAATGAGCGCCCTCAACGCCCCCAACCCCATGAGCGACTGGAGCCAGCTACGGAACACGCTCTTTCAGCGTCGCGAAACCTTGGGGCTGCGGCAGTCTGACGTCGCCAACCTTGCCGGGTTTGGCCTGCGCTCGTTGGAGCGTTGGGAGGCCGCGCAAGCGGAGCCGCACGCCTTCAATCTGTTCCTGTGGTGCGCCGCTCTTGGTGTTCGCCTCGTCCCCACCACCCCGGCGCTTGGGTCGAAAAACCCCGATCCGCCGCCCAGCGGGCGCGCTATCGCGCCCAAGGAGGAATGATGGCTCGCATCCGATCGTGCTTTCCGGGCCAATGGACCGATGAGGATTTCGTCGAGTGTAGCCCCCTGGCCCGCCTGCTGGCTATCGGCCTGCGCAACGAAGCCGATGACCACGGCGTCTTTGAGTGGAAGCCGCGCGCCCTGAAGATGCGGCTGCTGCCCGCCGACGACAGCGACATCAGCGATCTTCTGAGCGAGCTGTCCGCGCATCGACAGATCCTGCCCTATGAGGTCGATGGCAAGGCCTACGGGGCGATCCGCAATTTCGTCCTGTGGCAGCGCCCGAAAAAGCCGAAGGCAGTCCACCCCATTACCCCAGAGGTTCGGGATTGGGTCGGAATGAACAGGCGCTCAAAGGCAGCGCAAAACGAACTGGTTGAGGACCAGTCCGAAAGTGGTTCCGAACCGGCAATGGCTGAAACAACCGACAGTTCCGCACCAGTTCTGAACCTTGACGGAATTAATGCCACATCACGCGCCGTCAGTTCCGTACCAGTTCCCCACAGGTACGGAACTGGTACGGAATTCGCCGTTCAGAGGGAGGAGGTAGGAGGTAGGAGGGAGGAGGATATAAGCTCTAGAGTCGATGAATCATCGGCTGGCGGTAGCGCGGTCGCGGGCGGAAGCGGTCAGACCGCCGCCGCCATTGTTCAGGATTTTGGTTCTGGGGCTGTTGACGCCGTGTTCGTCATGGTCGAGATGGGCGTCGAGAACTGGTTTGACGTGACCCGAAATGAGCGATCCATCGGGGATACGCGGATCATCCGGGATTGGCTGTCCGTGGCGGAAACGGCCGGCATGACCGCCCCCGACGCCCTGGCGCTGATCGGCGACGTTGTGGACCGACAGCTCAAACGCCTGTCCGAAAAACCAAAACAGTCAGCGCCGTTCTCGCTCGCCATGCTCACGAAGGACGTCAACGGCGCCATCGCCACCGCTCGCCGTGGTCCGCCACAAGTGGCGGATGCGCCGAAGGTGACGGTAGGTGATCGCGCCCCACCACCCTTCGACACGCATTTCTCGGCGGTGCAGTGGGCCAGTTGGATCAAGCCATGCGCCATCACCAAGGCCGACCGCCGGGCTGTCATCGTGGCCCCTGCTGCACTGACCGCCGACCGGCTGCGGCAGCATCACGACCACGATCTGCGGGAATGCTTGGGGGTTGATGAGATTGATTTCCAGGTCGCCCCTCGAGTCAAACCCGCCAAAAGTGGCGGAACGTCCGCCACCATCATCCCCCATCCGGCGACCGTCGCGGAGGCCTCGAAATGAGCCGCACAAAAGTTACCGCCGCGAGGCCCGCTGCGCGACACCCGCGTGACCGTCATGATCCTCCTGCGTCAGACACCCTCGCCATTCGCGGTCAGCACAAGGCGGTGGAGCACGCGGGATCGGCAATCCTTCAGCCATCCCACGACCGCAGCGTCATTGACGCCGCCGGTAGCGTTGGAAGCCCCTACCGCGTCGTGGACATTCTGCACGCGCTTCAACGCAAAGAGGAAATTCAGGCATGGCATGTCGAGGCTGGCGAGCATTTCCAAACCAGCTTTGGCGTTGCGCATCTTGATCCGCTGAAAGCGGCGGATATGTCGCGTGGCGGTGGCGGCGTCACCCGCGATCAACCGGCCAAGGTCTATCGGGCGCGGGACGATGTGGGCCGGGCGATCCGGGCGCTCGGTGGAATGGGAAGCCCAGCCGCAAACGCGGTTTGGGACGTCCTTGGCTTGGGGCTGACGGTCAAGGAGCATGCGGAACGGACGATCTTTGGGGCGGGTCGCAGCCTCAACCCGACGGCTGCCAAGGGCATTCTGGTGGCGTCTCTGGGGGTGTTGGCGTGGCATTACGGCTACGACCCAGAAAGCCGTCAGCAACGCATGGGGCGAGCGGGCGAGAGGGCTGAGTTCAGCTCGACCGATGCGGACAACTGGGGCGCCGTCGAGGCGCGTGCGGCATCTGGCCGTCAAGGCCCTCTTGACCGCAGTTAAATTCTCAAGTACCACTTATGACACTCACAGAAGCTGCGTCTGCGCCCCGCCGGGTTGTCCCGTGCGGGGCGTTTCTGTATCTGGGGTTCCGTCCATGCGCGACCGCCCGCAAGCCTACGCCCGAACGGTGGAAGGCAAGGTGGAGCTGGTTGTTTGGCGTCGTGGTCGCCGCTTCGTTCTGCCCATCCTGCTTGACGACCCTCTGGGTCTCGCCACCGACCTTGTTGCCGCCTATCGCGAAACCATCGCCGGTCAGCCTGATCCGGTGCGCCCCTACGCCCGCGCCGCTGGCGCGCACCCAACACGCTCCGAGGACTGACCCATGGCCGCTGATCCCAACCCCGACCTGATCCAGGCGGCCAAGCCACTGCTGCCGTCCTTGGTTGGGGTTGTCTTTGGCATGTTCGCCCGCTGGTCCCGCGAAGCCAAGGCTGGGCGCGTCAAGTCGTTCCGCCGCATGATGCTGCTGGACTGCCCGACGCTGGGCGCGTTGACGCTCGCCGCTGGGTCAGTCGCGCAGCGGATGGACGCCGATCCGCTCACAACGGCTGGCATCGGCTGCGCCGCCGGGTACGTCGGGATCGAGGTGCTCAACGCGTTTGTGTCGTGGCGGCTCAAGGGCGTGGCTGCGCCGACGCGGGAGCCGAGTTGAGATGTTTGGCCTGAATGCCGGCGTTGATCTGAAGCCGCTTCAGGCAACGTTGAGCGATCTGGCCAAGAAGCAAATCCCCTTCGCCACAGCCCGCGCCTTGACCGCCGTGGCGAAGCGGGTCCAAGGGGCCGAAAAGGAGGCCCTCAGCGAAGTCTTCGACCGACCGACGCTGTTCACCCAGCGCTCGATCGGCGTGACGGCGGCGAAGAAGGCGGACCTGACGGCCACGGTCTTCGTCAAGGACATCGCGGCGCAGTATCTGGAACCCTTCGAGACGGGCGGTCAGCATCACCTGCCGCCTTCCAAGCGAGGCGGCACGCTGTTCAACCCGAAGGCGGTCGATCTGAACCAGTACGGCAACCTGCCCAAGGGCAAGCTCCGTCGGTTGGCCGCCCGGCCCGACACCTTCGTCGGGACCATCAACTTCCGCTCTGGCCAGACGGTCAGCGGGGTCTGGCAGAGACCGAAGCGGGACTACCGGCGGGAGGACCCCAAGCGCGGCTATTGGCGCGATTACGGGACCAAGGGCAAGCTGCGGAAGGTGGACGGCGTGCTGACCGGGCTGAAGCTGCTGGTCCGGTTCGGCGACGCGCTGCCCGTCAAGCAGCGCCTGGGCTACAGCGAGCGGGCCAAGGACGTGGTGCGGGCCTCGCTGAAGGCCGAGTTCGACAAGGCCATGGGCGCGGCTCTGGCGACAGCCAAGAGGTGAGGCCCCCCTCAATGGGTCCTTCCCAGGGGGTTGGCAAACGTGGGCATTGCACACCGCGATGCGTCCCTAGCTGTGGGGTGTCAAAAGGGGTTCGCACATGGCTGAAGGAATTCCTATCCGGGAATTTGCGCGACGCGAAGGGTGCAGCGACACTCTGGTTCGTAAAGCCATTAAAGCGTGTCGCCTCAAGGCGTTGGCCGATGGGACGCTGAACCCGAATTTGGTTGGAACAGGTTGGAGGAAAGCCAACCGGGAGGGTGCGAACCACAGCGAAAAAGGTTCGCAAAAAGGTTCGCAGGGTTCGCAGGGGGTGCCGCTAGTCCTTCAGGCGGTCGAAACGCCGGAGCAAGCCGCCGAGCGCATCGTAACCAGCACCGGCGCGACGATGACCCAGGCCGAGGCCGAGCGGGTCAAAGAGAACTACCTCGCCCTGCTGCGCCAGCTTGAATACGACGTGAAGTCCGGCGCGGTGGTGCCGGTGGTTGAGGTCGCCCAATCGGTGGGAAGTGAATACGCCAAGGTGCGCACGCGATTGTTGGCGATCCCAGCCGAACAGGCGCCCCGCCTTCACCGATGCAAGACGGTGGTCGAAGTGCAAGAGGCTCTGCGCTCCATCATCACCGAAGCCCTTGAGGAGTTGACCCGTGACGGAGCGAGTGGCGGTTGACCCTGATCGGTACGTCCGTGGGCAATCTGCGCTTGCGGCGGCCCTGACCGACGCCCGACGCAGCAACCTTCAGCCGCCGCCGAATCTGACGTTGAGCGAATGGGCGGAGCGGCACGCGGTCCTGAGCAAAGAGACGAGCGCGCAGACCGGGCGATTTCGGGCCTTCGGCTACCAAACGGGCATGCAAGACGCCGTCACGGATCCTTCGGTGACGCGGATCACCGTCATGAAGTCGGCCCGTGTCGGTTACACCAAAACGCTGGACCACGTCGTCGGCTATTACCTGCACCAAGACCCGGCGCCCATCCTGGTGGTGCAGCCGCGCGTCGAGGATGCGGAGGATTACAGCAAGTCGGAGATCGCGCCGATGCTCCGCGACACGCCGGTGTTGGCCGAGATCGCCGGAGACCCTAAGGCCAAGGATTCGGGCAACACGATCCTGAAGAAGGTCTTTCTGAACGGGTCAAGCCTGACGCTGGTTGGAGCCAACAGCCCCGGCGGCTTCCGCCGGATCACCGCCCGGATCGTTCTGTTCGATGAGGTGGACGGCTACCCGACGGGCGGCGCTGGGATGGAAGGCGATCAGATCGCGCTTGGAGCCAAGCGCTCCGAAACTTTCTGGAACCGCAAGATCGTGCTGGGCAGCACACCCACGGTGAAGGGGTTGAGCCGGATCGAACGGTCCTGGAATGAAAGCGATCAGCGCCGCTACTTTGTGCCGTGTCCTCACTGCGGCACGTTTCAGCCGCTGGAGTGGGGTGGCAAGGACACGCCGCACGGCCTGAAATGGGACAAGGACGCCGAAGGCAACGGCCTCTCGGAGACGGCCTACTACGTCTGCGTCGCCGGATGCGTCATCGCCGAGACTGACAAGCCCGACATGATCGCAGCCGGAGAATGGCGGGCGACCAAGCCATTTTCCGGCCATGCGGGTTTTCACATCTGGGCGGGCTACAGCCTGTTTCCGAACGCTTCTTGGCCAAACCTGGTGGCTGAATGGCTGCGGGTGAAGGATGACCCGCTGTCGCGCCAGACCTTCATCAATTTGGTTCTGGGCGAGCCTTACGAAGATCGCGGCGAGCGGGCGTTGAACGAGGCGCGCTTAGCCGCACGTTGCGAGGTCTACTCGGCTGAGGTCCCGGACGGCGTGGCCTCAGTGAGCATGGGAATCGACGTCCAGGACTATCGTGTTGAGCTGGAGGCGGTCGGCTGGGGGCGAAACGAAGAAAGCTGGTCCATCGATTATCACGTCATCGATGGCGCGTTTTCGGACCCTGAAGTGCAGGCAGAGGTTGACGCCTACTTGCGTCGCGTGTGGCGACGCGCGGATGGGCGCGGTTTTGAGGTTATGGCCGCTTGCATCGATTCCGGAGGACACCACACGCAAGCCGTTTATGAATTTGCCAAGGCTCGACTTGGCCGCCGGGTCTGGGCCATCAAAGGGGAATCGGCGCGCGGCGGCGCGCGGTCGCCGGTTTGGCCGACGAAGCGGCCAACATCGCGGACCAAGGCGACGTTCCGGCCGGTCATCCTCGGTGTGAACGCCGCCAAGGACACCATCCGCGCGCGGCTGCACATCGAAGAGCCGGGGCCGGGTTACATGCATTTCCCGGCGGATCGCGACATCAACTATTTCGCGCAACTCACATCGGAACGGTCGGCGCTCAAAATCTTGGGCGGTCAGCGGTATCGGGTTTGGGAACTGCCGCCGGGGCGGGCGAATGAGGCGCTTGACTGCCGGGTCTACGCCTACGCTGCCCTGTGTGGACTGCTCCACATGGGTCTGAAACTGAACCGACGCGCCGACGAGGTGGCGATCACCGGGGGTGCTGTCGCGACCAGCGTCGGGCCAAGCGAACCGGCGGTCTCGCCACCAACCACCAGCATCGCACCCCCGCCCGTTGTTCCGCCACCGGCTACCCCACGCGCGGCCAGCTTCACCAGCCGCTTGGCTTGAAGGGCATCCAATGACTGATCTCAACGCCACCATCCTGGCCGGTATGTCCGACACCGCGCTGCGCACTGCTCTGGCATCCCTGCAAAAGGCTCTGATCGACCTGTCCCTTGGGCAAAAGGCGGTGACGGTCTCTTACACGCAAGGCAATGGCGCGCGGTCGGTCAGCTACGGCCAGACCGACAGCGCGAGGATCACCGCGCAGATTGTCGCCATCCAGACGCAGCTCGGCATTGGCCGTGGTCGTCGCCCCATCCATTTCCGGTTCTGATTCATGACGACGATCCTCGGCTTGGATGGCAATCCGCTCCAGCAACCCCAACGCCGGGCCTCCATGTTGGTCGGCGGTGGGGACACGCCATACGACGCCGCCGACAGTCAGAGCCAGCATATGGAAGGCTGGCGGCCCTTCCTCTGGGCGCCCGACAGCGTCAACATGTACCGCGACCGCATCGTGTCGCGGGCGCGAGATTTGGCTGTCAACGATGGCTGGGCGTCGGGAGCGATCACCCGTATTCTGGACAACGCGGTCGGCGCGACCTTCCGACCGATCGCCAAGCCCGATTACCGGGCGCTCGCCCTGATGACCGGCAACAAGGGATTTGACGCGTCCTGGGCTGACGCGTTTGGGCGGGCGGTGGAGGCCGGTTGGCGCACTTGGGCGGATGATCCTGGTCACTATTGCGACGCGCAGCGGCAGCGCAGCATGGCGCAGATATTCCGACTGGCGTTTCGGCACAAGCTGGTCGATGGCGACGCCCTGGCCGGGCTGCCGTGGATGCCAGAGCGGGTTGGTCGCGGTCGAGCGAAATATTGCACCGTGGTGCAGCTGATCGACCCTGACCGGCTGTCCAACCCGCAGGTGCAGTTTGACCAGCGTCAGCTGCGCGGCGGCGTTGAGATCGATGAACACGGGGCGGCGGTCGCCTACCACATCCGCAGGGCGCACCAAGGCGACTGGTTCGCGGCGGCGGATAGCGTGACCTGGCAGCGCATCCCGCGCGAAACCGATTGGGGGCGCCCGATCATCGTCCATGATTTCGATGCTGACCGGGCCGATCAACATCGCGGGGGGGCTGGCGTCCTAACCCCCGTGGTCCAGCGGCTGAAGATGCTCATCAAATACGACGGCACGGAACTGGACGCCGCCATCATCAACGCGATTTTCGCTGCATATGTGCAGTCGCCCTTCGATCCGGCCCTCGTCGAGGCGGCTTTGGGCGATGATGGCGCTGTTGGCGCCTACCAGACCGAACGCGCCAACTACCACAAGGAGCGGCGCACGACCCTGAACGGCGCGCGCATGCCGATCCTGTTTCCCGGCGAATCCATCAACACGGTTTCGGCGGCCCGACCCAACAGCAATTTTGCCGATTTCGAGGGGGCGGTGTTGCGCAACGCCGCCGCCGGGATCGGCATCAGCGCGCAGCAGCTCAGCAACGATTGGTCGGACGTCAATTATTCCAGCGCCCGCGCCGCCCTCCTTGAGGCGTGGAAGACGCTGACGCGGCGTCGCACCGACTTTGCCGTCGGGTTCGGCTCGCCGGTCTACTGCGCTATTCTGGAAGAGATGATGGAGGTCGACAATCTGCCGATGCCGTCCGGCGTCGTCCCCGACTACCTCGACGCCCGTGGCGCGTACAGCCGATGCCGCTGGATGGGGCCGGGCCGAGGTTGGATCGATCCGGTGGCCGAGAAGCAGGGCGCGGTTCTCGGCATGGACGCCGCCCTTTCGACCCTGGAGGAGGAGTGCGCGGAGAACACCGGCCAGGATTGGGAGGAGGTGCTCGACCAGCGCGCCCGCGAAATGCAGGGGTTCAAGGAGCGGGGTCTCGAACCGCCCAGCTGGGCGAAGATGAACATTCCCGCCAACCAGGCGGCGGCGCCGCCGAAGAAACCGGACGCTCAATGATGCGCTTCCAACATCTGGCCCAGCGGCTGTTCAACACGCCTTTGGCGATCAGGCCTGAAAAGGCCGAGGTCATCATGGCCGCGCTGAGCGACCGCCTTGGCGTTTCCCACCTCTTTCGGGTCAACGGCGACGCCGTCGCCGTCTCGCCGCAGGCCTTTTTTGACAGCGACGACAGCGACGGCCCCCGCCGGTCGCGGGAGCGCGACGCTGGTTATGACGTCGTCGCTGGGGTGGCGGTCATTCATATTGAAGGGACGCTGGTCCACAAGTTGGGCGCTCTGCGCCCTTGGTCGGGCATGACCGGCTACGACGGCATCCGCACCGCGTTTCTCGGCGCCCTGCGCGATCCGGAGGTCCGCGCCATCGTGCTTCTGATCGACAGCCCCGGCGGCGAGGTCGCCGGGTGCTTCGACCTGGTCGACACCATCCATGGCGCGCGAGGCGACAAGCCGATCTGGTCCATCCTGTCCGAGGGGGCCTATTCAGCGGCCTACGCGCTCGCGTCGGCGGCGGATCGGGTGATCGCTCCGCGCACCGGCGGCGCTGGTTCGATTGGCGTGATCTGGATGCACGTCGATTGGTCGACCGCCCTGACCGGCGCTGGGATCAAGGTCACATTCGTGACCTACGGCGACCGCAAGGCTGACGGGCACCCGGAGATTCCGCTGTCCAAGGAGGCGCGGGAGCGCTTCCAGGCGGACATCGACACCATGGGCGCGCTGTTCGTCGACACCGTCGCCCGCAACCGAGGACTCCCAGCCGCCAAGGTCCGGGACACGCAGGCGGCGACGTTCCTGGCCGCTGACGCCGAACGGCTCGGGTTGGTGGACGCGGTGATGGCGCCCGACGCCGCCTTCCTGGCCCTGCTCGATCAGCTGGGCTGATTTCACAACACAGCAAGGAGACCACCCATGCGGCACCCGTTTATGGGCGCGGCGGCTCAATTCGCGCATCTGGCGGGCCTCGGTCGGCGCGCAACCAAGGCCGAAAGCGACGAGCGTAAGGACGACGAAACGAAGGGCAAACGCGCCGAGGATGAGGACGAGGATCCCGACGCCGTCGATCCTGACGACGAGAAGGAAAAGGCCGAGGACGAGGGCAAGGACCCCGACGACGCCGATCCCGACGACGAGAAGGAGAAGGCGGAGGACGACGAGAGCGAGTCCAAGAAGGCGAAGAAGTCGGGAAAAACCTACTCCGCAGGCCGGTCCGACGAGCGCAAACGCTGCGCCCTTATTTTCGGCAGCCCGCACGCCGCCGGTCAGGCTCACGTCGCGGCCCGTCTCGCTTTCTCGACCAACCTCACCGCCACCGAAGCCGTCGGCCTCCTGGCTGAGACGTCAGCCTCTGTCGGACAGGGCAAGCGCGGTCTGGGCGAGCGCATGGCCCATGTCGAAAGCCCAGCCGTCGGCCCCGACGGCGGCGGCCCGGAGAAGGGCAGCGTCGCCGAAACGGTCGCGCGCATGACCAACGCCTACAACCGCGCCACCAGCGGCGCGGCCAAGAAGTGAGGAGCCGCCCATGAACACTTTCTCCAGCTCGCCCTTCGCGCCGGGCATGGCCTCGAACGAGTTTGTGCCGGACCAGTTGATCGCGGGTCGCCAGCAACTCGTGACCGACACCGTCACCCTGGTCAGCGGCCAGGTTCTGGCCCGTGGCGCGGTGCTCGGCAAGATCGCCGCGTCGGGCAAATACACCCTCAGCGCCGCCGCCGCCAACGACGGCAGCCAGACGCCGTCCGTCATCCTGGCCGACGCGGTCGACGCCAGCGGCGGCGACAAGCTCGTCGGCGTCTACCTCGCCGGTGAATTCAACGCCGGTCGTCTGGTGTTGGGCGCCGGCCACACCGCCAGCGGCGTCAAGGACACGCTGCGCGACGCGGGCATTTACCTCAAGACGGCCGTCCTGGCCGTCGACCCGTCCTGACCGGAGGCATTCCCATGGACATTTACAGCACCGCCGTCCTGGTCGGCGTGGTTCCGAACCTGAAAACGGCGCAGAACTGGCTGCTGGACAGCTTCTTCCCGAACATCGTCACCAGCGACAAGGAAACGGTGGCCATCGACGTCGACGTCGGCCTGCGCCGCATGGCGCCCTTCGTCTCGCCGCTGGTCGCTGGCAAGCTCGTTGAGAGCCGCCGGATGCAGACCAACGAGTTCAAGCCCGCCTACATCAAGGACAAGCGCGCGCCCGATCTGCGCAAGCCGGTGCGGCGCCAGATTGGCGAGCGGATCGGCGGCGAGTTGAGCGGGGCCGAGCGCGAGATGGCCAACCTCCAACTGGAGATGGCCGACCAGATCGACATGCTGAACCGTCGCCTGGAATGGATGGCGGCGTCGGCGCTGTGCACCGGCGCCGTCACCATCAAGGGCGACGGCTTCCCGACCACGGTGATCGACTTCCAGCGCGATCCGGCCCTGACCGTGGCCCTGTCGGGCAGCGCCCGCTGGACCGCCGACGCCATCAAGAACGAAACGGCGTCGCCGACCACCGACCTCGACAATTGGGCCACGCTGGTCCTGAAGAAGTCGGGTGCGGTGGTGACGGACGTCGTGTTCACCACCAAAAGCTGGCAAGCCTTCATCAAAGACCCGGTTCTGAAGACGGCCAACTGGTATCCCGGCCAGGGCGGCGGCAACAGCATCCAGCTTGGCACGCAGGTGCAGCGCGGCGCGGTGTCCAAGGGCGTCTGGGGCCAGTACCGGCTGTGGCTCTACAACGACTGGTTCATCGACCCGGACGACAATGTCGAGAAGCCGATGATCCCCGACGGCGGCGTGGTCCTGGCTGGCCCCGACCTTCAGGGTACCCGCGCGTTCGGCATGATCCTGGACCCGGATCATGGCTATGGCCCGCTGGCCTACGCCCCGAAGTCCTGGGTCGAAAAGGATCCGGCCCAACGGCTGATCCTGATGCAGTCGGCCCCCGTCATCATCCCCTCCCGCGCCAACGGCGCGATGTTCGTGCAGGTGAATTGACATGGCTGAGAAACAGAACCCGGCCACCACGGGGCTGGTCGCGATCACCGTGGCGCCGCGCCGCGCCGTCCATCGGGCGGGCAAGGGCGAAGACGGGGAACCGACCTTGATCGCCCATGGCCCCGGCGAGACTCTGGACGTCGAGCCTGCCGAGGCCAAGCGCTTGCGCGAGCTTGGCTTTGCCCTGCCGGAGCCGGTCGCGGTCGCGACCAACGATCCGGCGGAGGCTTGATCCATGGCGGTGGATTGGGATGGCTTGGTTCACGGGCCGGTGGCCGACGCCTTTGGCCAGGCGGCGCTGTACGCGCCCTTCGCTGGCGGCGCGCCCTTCACCATCACCGGCGTCTTCGATGAAGCGTACGCCGAGGTGCAGGAACTGGCCGACCAGCCGGTCGCCTCGGCCAGCCCGGTTTTGGGAGTCCAGCTGTCTCAATTCCCGACGCCGCCGGACATCAAGGACCAACTGACCATTCTGGCCAGCGGGACCGTTTATGTCGTCTCGGTGGTGGAGCCGGATGGCCATGGCTGGGCGAAGCTCTTTTTGAATTGGGTGTCGGGATGACCGTGCTCTTTTCTGAACAGCTCCGCGAACTGGTGATCGCCGCGCTCAAGGCGGCGAACACGCTCGCCGGGGCCAACGTCTTCGCCCCCCGCGACACGCCGCTCGCCAGCAGCGAGCTGCCCGCGATCATGGTCGACGATCAGCGTGAGGACAGCGAAAGCCGTGGCAACGCAGGCTTTCCCGCCTTCCTGACGACGGCCATCCTGTTGGTCGAGGCCAAGGTTGAGCGGGAGACGTCGGAGGCGGTCAAGGCGGACCTGTCCACTTGCGCCGCCAGATCAAGGTGGCGGCGCTGACCGACTGGAGCATCGTCGCCAGCGTCGAGCAGGTGGTGGGCGTGCGGACCGAAACCGCGATTTCGGCGGAAGGCAAAAAGCATGTCGGCGAGCTGCGCATGCAGTTCGCCTTCCGCTACCCCGAGGATTTCGAGCCGGTCATCACCGACCAGCTCGACGGCCTCGACGTCCACGCCGACCTGCTCGACCCCTTCGACTCCACGGGCGTCTATCCCGACGCGCCCTTCCCCGAGGCGGCGCGTCCCGCCCCCCGGACGTCCGGCCCGGACGGGCGGGATGAGGCCGCGCTCTCCATCACCTTTTAAGGAGCCGCGCCATGCGCGTGAAACCCGCTCCGGGCGTCGCCGTGCGCGACCCGGATTTGAAGGATTTTTTGCCCGAAGACGGGCGAGAGGTTCCCGACACCCCCTATTGGAACCGGCTGTTGCACGTCTTTGGCGACGTGACGCTGGTCGTTCCTGTGGCCCGCGAGGAGGACAAGCCGTGATCCCGTTCAAGAACGTCCCTCAAAATCTTCGTGTGCCGTTGTTTTACGCCGAGGTGGACAACTCCAAGGCCAACAGCGCCGCGCAGACCATGCGAACCCTCATCGTCGGCCAGATCACCGCCGCCGGAACCGCCACGCCCAATCAGGCGTCGATCTGCCAGGGCGCCACCGACGCGGTGGTCAAGGGCGGCCCTGGTTCGATGCTGGCGCTGATGACCGCCGCCTACCGCAAAGCGGACAATTTCGGCGAGGTTTGGTTCCTGCCGCTGGCCGACTCCGAGGCGGGCGTGGCGGCCAGCGGCGGCGTCACCCTCACGGGCGGCGCGACGGCGACGGGGGTGCTGTCGCTCTACGTCGGCGGCGCGCTGGTGTCCCAGGCGGTCGCCAGCGGCCAATCCGGCGCGACGGCGGCGACGGCCCTGGCGGCGACGGTCAACGCGATGATCGACCTGCCGGTGACGGCGTCCGCTGACGCCGGGGTCGTCACGCTGACGGCCAAAAACAAGGGACCGGCGGGCAACGAGATTGACCTCCGCCTCAATTACCGAGGGGCGGCGGGCGGCGAGGCCTCGCCCGTCGGTCTCAGCGTCGCCGTAACCCCCATGGCGTCGGGCGCGACCCCGCCGGACCTGTCCGCCGCCTTCGCGGGCCTGAGCGACATGGCCTTCGACTTCATCGTCTTTCCCTACACCGACGCGGCCAGCCTGGACGCGGTCAAGGCGCTGCTGAACGACGTGTCGGGCCGCTGGAGCTGGTCCCAGCAAATCTACGGGCACGCCTTCGCGGCCAAGCGCGGGACGCTGGGGGCCTTGACCAGCTTCGGCACGACGCGCAACGACCAGCACGTCTCGGTGCTTGGCTTTTACGACAGCCCGACCCCGGCCTGGATTGTGGCGGCGGACTTCGCTGGGACCGCCGCCGTCAGCCTGCGCGCCGACCCCGGCACGCCGCTCCAGACGCTGGCGCTGTCCAGCATGCTGGCCCCGCCCATCGCCAGCCGCTTCGCCATCGCCGAGCGGAACGTGCTGCTGTGGGACGGCGTCAGCACCTTCGTCACCGCCGACGATGGGACCTGTCGTCTCGAAAACGTCATCACGACCTATCAGAAAAACGGCTTCGGGGCCGCCGACGACAGCTATCTGGAGGTGGAGACGCTGTTCCTGCTGGCCTTCATCCTGCGCCGGATGAAGAGCGTCATCACCAGCAAATACGCGCGGGTCAAGCTGGCGGCCAACGGCACGCGCTTTGGCCCCGGCGCCAACGTGGTGACGCCGAACATCATCAAGGCGGACCTGATCGCGGCGTACCGCGAGCTGGAGGCCGAGGGCTACGTCCAGAACGGCGACGTCTTCAAGGCCGAGATCATCGTCGAAAAGAACAAAACCAACCCGAACCGCGTCGACGTGCTGTGGCCCGGCGCCCTCATCAACCAGCTGCGCATCTTCGCGCTGCTGGCCCAATTCCGCCTGCAATAAGGAGGTTCGCCCATGGCCGACACCAGCCGCCGACTCGCGGGAGTCGCCTATTTCACCGTCGATGGCGTCAGCTGCATGCTGGCCGGGATTTCAGTACTCCCGGCGCAGGTCAAACGCGAGACCATCAGCGGCATGGACGGCGTCCATGGCTACAAGGAGACGCCGATCCCCGGTTTCATTTCCGCCACCCTGCGCGACGCGGGCAGCCTGTCCGTCGCGGCCTTCAACGCCATGACGAACGTCACCGTCATGATCGAGCTGGCCAACGGCAAGATCGTCACGGCGCGCAACGCCTGGACGGTGACAGCCAGAGGTCAAGGGCGCGGATTCGACCTTCGACGTGAAGTTCGAATCCGCTTTGGTCGAGGAGGCGTAAACCATGAGCAAGATCATTTGCCGGACGAACTCGTGATCGAGCTGCGCAAGCCGATTGAGGTCGGGTTGGAATCTACACGGAGATCCGGCTGCGCGAGCCGACGGCGGGCGAGGTCGAGAAGGCGCAAAAGGCCCTGATCGGGCCGAACGCGTCCCCCACAATGAGCGACATCGTGATGGTGTCCTTGGTCTCCGGCCTTCCGAAACCTGTCGTCGAGCGGATTCCCTACAGCGATTTCGAGAAGGCGGTGCGTTACCTGATGGGTTTTACGGGCGGTGGCCTGACAACTGGCGCGACGTCCTAGCCGAGGTGACCGGTGGTATGGCTGGGGGCCGCGCGACGCGTGGTCGCTCACCTGGACGGAGCTGTCCTGGTGGCTTGACCAGGCCGTGCGGATGATGAAGGCGGAAGCCCGATGACCAACCAATTCCAGATCGTCATCACGGCGAAGGACAGGCGTCCGCCGTCGTCGCCAAGGTCGGGTCGGCGCTCGGCCAAATCCGCCGCCCATGCCGGATCGGTCGGCGGTCGCCGGGTTGGGCGACGCGACCGGTTGGGCGCCTGGTCACGGGTCGCCAACGTCGGCGGAATGGCGCGCGAGGCCGCCGGTGGGCTTGGCCTGCTGGGCGGGTCCGTGGGGCCATCGCGGGCGTGGGGTCCGTCGCGGGCGTGGCGGCGCTGGTCAACCAGTGGGGGCAGGTTGGCGTCGCCACCGCGAACGCCGCCGGGGGATCGGCATCGCCGCCGGTCGCTTGCGGACGTTGGGCAGCGCGGCGGGGCTGGCCGGGTTGGAGGCGGGCGCGATGACCGGCAGCCTGCGCGCTCTGGGGGCGACGTTGCAGGACGCCGCCTATGGCCGCGCGCCGGAAGCCGCCGCGATGCTGAACGTCCTGAACATCCGCATGAGCCGAACGGCTCTGGCGCGGTGGACGCCGAGCGGGCGATGGGCGATCTGGCTGACGCGATCAGTCGGCAGAGCAACCCGCAGACTCAGGCCCGCGTCGCTCAATGTTCGGGGTCGAGCCGCTGCTGCCGATGCTGCGCCGGGGCCGGGCGGGCTGGAACGCGTATTTGGCCGACGTCCAGAAATACGCGGAGGTGTCGCAGGACACGCAGGCGAAGTCCGAAGAGTTGGGACAGTCGCTCAATCGGCTGAAAGCCGCCGCCCAAGGCGTTGGGGCCACGATTGAGGCGTCTTACGCTGACCGATTTGGCGGCATCATCGACAAAACCGCCGATTGGGCGGCGGCCAACAAGCCGTTGGCGGGCGGATTGGCCGAGGTCGGCGTCGCTTTGGGGGTGGTGGCCGGTGTGGCGCGGTTTCACCCGTGCTGGGCCTGATCGCGGGGATCGTCCAGGGAGCGGCCCTGATCTATGAACACTGGAACGGGATCGGTGATTTCGTCCGTGGCGAGCTGGACAAGATCAGCAAAGCCGACCCGTTCCGGTTCGGCGTCCGTGAAAACGACCGAAGAAAAGAAGCAGCGGGAAGATTCCGGCTGGCCGAGCTGGCTGCCGCATTTCAGCCTGAAATCAGCCACGCCGGAGGAAAACCAGCCATCGCCGCGCCCCAGGCCAGCCCACCGGAGAAATCCTGGTGGCGGAGCCTGTTCGTCACCCCCGCCAACGCCGCCGTGCCTCCCGCCGCCGCGCCGTCGGCGCCCGCCGTCGCCGCGCCGCAATCCACAGCCGCCGCTCTGCCGACGGCTGTCCCGCCCGTGACGGTCGGCGCGGACACCAAGGCGATCACCCTCGATCCGACGGCGGTGGAGGCGTTGACCCGCGTCGCCATCGCCGAGGCCGGCAACCAGGGGGCTGTGGGCTTGGAAGGTGTGGTGCGGACGGTCCTGAACCGATCGGCCCACCCGGCGTGGGGCGGGTCCATCCCCGACGTGGTCAACCAGCGCGGTCAGTTCGAGCCGGTGATGCGGGCGGGCGGCGACTGGCGGAACCTGCCATCGGGATCCAGCGCGCAACGGGCGACGGTCCAAGGCATCCTGGACGGGATCGCCAGCGGGCGGCGGACCGACCCGACCGGCGGCGCCACCTATTTCCTCAACCGCGACATTTCCGAGCGGCGCGGCACTGATTTCGGTCGGGGCCGGGACGATCTGCGGTCGGCGGAAATCGGCGACCACAGCTTCTACAAGCCCGGCGTGTTCGGGGAAAAGCCAACGCCGGTGCCGAATTATTCGGTGTTGCTGTCGGACCTCGCCAAGGCGCAGGCGGAACAAGCGCGGGCGGCCACCGCCAATCCGGGGCAACCCGGCCAACAGGGGCCGCAACAGGGGCAACCGATCCAGGTTGACGTGCGCTTCTCCGGCGCTGTGCCGCCGGGAACGACGGCGTCGGTGCAGGGCCAGCCGGACAGCATCTTCGCGCCAACACGCGTCAATTACTCCACTCCCGACTTTGCGAGGCCGTGATGCCCAACCGCAACGCCTATCAGGCCCTTGGCGGCGCGCTGGATCGCGTCACCAACGCCGCTGGTCGCTTGGGCGTCGATCTGGCCGGGTTCGACGGCGGCGCCGGGCCGTGGCACACCCGCCTTCAGACCGCGTCGTTTCGGGGCGTGCCCTTCGGCGTCATCGGATCGGCCTCGGAGTTTGGCCGCCGCGTCGCCGTCCATGAATACCCCTACCGGGATTCGGTGTGGGTGGAGGATTTGGGGCGCGGGCCGCGCCGCATCAGCCTGATCGGATTCCTGGTCGAGGGGTCGGTCCAGTATGGCGGGGGCGACGTGCTGGCCCAGCGCGACCGGCTGGTGCGGGCGTGCGAGACGGCGGGCGAGGCCGAGTTGGTTCATCCGACCTTGGGTCGGAAATCGGTCGCTCTGCTGCGCTTTCACGTCGTTGAGCGCCGCCGCGAAGGCCGGGTGTTCGAAATCACGCTGGATTGCGTCGAGGCGGGAAAGCTCCAGTTTCCCGAGGGCGGCGCGACCAGCGTCGGCCAGATCGAGGCGGCGGCGGACGCCGTCGGAGCCGCCGCCGTTCTGGATTTCGTCCAAACGGTGGGCGGGTTGCTCAAGCAGGGATCGGCCATCTTGCGGCAGATCGTCAGCGCGGTCGGCGTCTATGTCCGGGCGGTCTTTCGCCTGATCGACGACGCGACGAACCTCTACAACGCCGTGCGCGACCTGCCCGGAGCGTTCGGTCGCTTCATCGGCGGCACAAAGGTCCAGGGTCGGCGGCGTGGCGCGACGACGGCTTTCCCCGCCACTCTCCCCGCCCTGAAGGCCGCCACGGCGGCGCGGCGGGCGACGGTGGCGCAGGCGGGCGCGGACGCGATGGCGCAGGCGAACGCGTTGACGGCGGCGAGCCTGCCAACCGCCGCCGCGAGCGTCGCCGCGCTGGTGTCCGCCGCCGCCCGCGCCACCCCCAACGCGACGGACGCGCTGCGCCTGCTGACGCCGCTGGCCAGTTTTTCGCCGGTCTCCCCCGTCAGTTCAGGGACCGTCGGTTCAGGGGCCGCCCCTTCGGGGCCGTCGCCGTCGCCGACCCCGGCGGCCACGGCCACGGCCACGCTGGTGCGGCGCGCCGCCTTGGCGGAGGTGGCGCGGGCCGCCGCGCGGTATGAGCCGCCATCGCACGACCAGGCGGTTGAGACGCGCAGCCGGGTGGTGGAGCTGATCGACGCCGAAATGACGCGGGCGGGCGACGCCGGGCAGGACCAGACCTACCAGGCGCTGCGCGCCCTGCGCACCGCCGTCTCGGTTGATTTGACCGAGCGCGGAGCCAGCCTCACGCGCCGCGTGGTCGTGTCCACAGCCCGCCCGCAACCCGCTTTGGTGTTGGCGCAGCGGCTCTACCAGGACCCTGCGCGCAGCGACGAGCTGGTCGAGCAATCCGGCGCGATCCACCCGGCCTTTCTGCCGGTCTCCTTCAACGCCTTGGCGGAGTGATGATGATCGACGACCTGACCCTGGTGATTGGCGGCGCCGCCGGGCGCAAGCTCTCCGGCTGGCAGCAGCTGCGGGTGACGCGCGGCGTCGAACGCTTGCCGTCCGACTTCGACATCACCTTCACCGAGCGCTTTCCGGGCGAGGTGGCGAGCGTCGTCGTCAAGGAGGGCGATGAATGCCAGGTGCTGCTCGGCTCCGATCTGGTGCTGACCGGCTATGTGGACCGCTTCATCCCAGCCATTGACCGCCAGTCGCACAGCCTGCGGGTGACGGGGCGCGGGAAATGCCAGGATTTGGTCGATTGTTCGGCGGAATGGCCCAGCAACCAGATCAGCAGCGCCGACGTGTTGAGCATCGCCGCGAAGCTGGCCCAGCCCTATGGCGTCACGGTCAGCGCCTTGACCGACGTCGGTCCGCCGATCCCGCAGATCAATCTCATGTGGGGCGAGACGCCCTTCGCGGTGATCGAGCGGATCGCCCGGTTTCGCGCTCTGCTGGCTTACGACGGGCCGGACGGCAACCTCGTCCTGTCGCGCGTCGGAACGGTCGAGCACGCCAGCGGTTTCGCCCAGGGCGCGAATGTCGAGAGTGCCGTCGCCCTGTTCTCGATGGATCAGCGCTTTTCAGAATACGTCGTGCGCTCCCTCTCCATGGCGCCCTTGGGCGAGGCTGGTCCTGACGGCGACATCCGGGCCATCGTGCGCGACGCCGGGGTGACGCGCCACCGCAAGCGCTTCATCATCGCCGAATCCGGGATCGTGGCGCTGGGGCTGTCGGAGCAGCGGGGCCGCTGGGAAATGGCCCGGCGCGCGGGGCGCTCCTTCCAGGTGCGGTTGACTGTGGACAGCTGGCGCGACGCGGCGGGCGAGCTGTGGACGCCGAACCGGCTGGCGCGGGTCACGCTGCCCAGCCTGCACCTGGACGCAACATGGATCATCGCCGAGGTGACGTATCAGCGCGGCCCGTCCGGCACCTCGGCCAGCCTGGTGCTGATGCCGCCATCCGCCTTCGAGCTGGCCCCGACCGTGCTGGTCCCTATCCTGTCAGACGTCACGCCGGGGGCGCGGCCATGAGCGATCCGGGACTGATCGAGCGCCTTTACACCCGCGCGCTGCTGGCGATTGGCCGGGGCCGGATCACCGCCGTCACCGATGGCGGCGCGGTGCAGACGATGCAGGTCCGCTTGGGCGTCGATGAGCTGCGCGACAACACCCCGCGCCTCATCGAATACGGCCTCTCGTCGGTCCCGCCGATCGGCAGCGACGTCGTGCTGCTGTTCGTCGGCGGCGACCGCTCAATGGGCGTGGTGGTGGCCAGCGGCAATCAGGGCGCTCGGCCAAAGGGGCTGGCCGGTGGAGAGGTCTGCCTCTACGACGACCTCGGCCAATCGGTCCATTTGACCCGCAACGGCATCGTCGTCAAGGGCGCGGGGCTGCCGATCACGATTGAGGACACCCCCAGCCTGACGATCAAGGCAAGCGCGAAAGTCCGCATCGAGGCGCCGCTGCTGGAGGTGACGGGCGACATCATTGACCAGGTCGGCGGCGGCGGGCGCAGCATGGCCAGCATGCGGGCCATTTATAACGAGCACACGCACAACGGCGTGCAGCCGGGCGGGGCCAGCACGGCCATCCCCAACCAACAGGAATAGCCATGGCCGACATCCTGGTGTCCTGGATCGCCAACGACGCGCGGGGCGATTGGTCCCTGGTCTCTGGCGACCTGGACACGGGCGACGACTTGGCCACCGCCATCCTGCTCAGCCTGTTCACCGACCGCCCGGCGACCGCCTCCGACAGCCTGCCGGACGGCACGGGCGACCGGCGGGGTTGGTGGGGGGATCGCGAGATCGGCTCGCGGCTGTGGTTGCTCGACCGCGCCAAGCAGACGGAAGAGACCCGGCGGCGCGCCGCCGATTACGTCGCCGAGGCGCTGCAATGGCTGATCGACGACGGCGTGGTCGCGCGCTTCACGATCCGCGTGGAATGGGCGCGCCGCTCGACCTTGGGCGTCTGGGTCATCGCCCACCGCAGCGACGGCCAATCGACCAGCTTTAACTTTGATTGGGCTTGGCAAGGAGTCGCCTGATGCCGTTTTCGCGTCCAACCCTCACCGACATCCGCCAGCAGGTGGCGCAGGACGTCGCCTCGGCGGTCGATGGTGGGGCCAACCTGTTGCGGCGGTCGGTGCTTGGGGTGCTGGGGGCGGCTCAAGCCGGGCTGGCGCATCTGCATTACGGCTATCTGGACTGGATCGCCAAGCAGGCCGTCCCCTTCACCTGCACCGACGAGGCCCTGGAGGGCTGGGCGGCCCTGAAGGGCGTCACCCGCAAGCCCGCCGCCGCCGCGACCGGAATCGTGACCTTCGCCGGGGCCGTCGGCGCCGTGATCCCAAGCGGAACGGCCATCGCCCGCGCCGCCGATGGCCGGGCGTTCACCAGCACCCAGACGGTTGCCGTTGGGGTTGCTGGAACGGCGAGCGTCCCGGTCCTCGCCGACGAGCCGGGGGCGGGCGGCAACACCGACGCGGGCGCGGCCTTCGCCTTGTCGCAAGCGGTTTCCGGCGTGCCGTCGTCGGGCACGAGCGGCGCGCTGATCGGCGGGGCGGATGTCGAGGCGGACGAGGAGCTGCGCACCCGCATGCTGACCGCCTACCAGATCACGGCGATGGGCGGCGCGCATGACGATTTCGTCAGCTGGGCGCTCGCCGTCCCCGGCGTGACGCGGTCCTGGTGCGTCCGCAACGGCGCGGGGCTGGGCACCGTCGTGCTGTTTGTGATGTTCGACGACGCGCAGGCCGCGCACGGCGGTTTTCCGCAAGGGTCGGACGGCGTGGCGAGCGCCGAAACCCGCGCGCAACCGGCCACCGGCGACCAGCTGACCGTCGCCAACGCGCTCTGGCCGCTCCAGCCGGTGACGGCGCTGGTCTATGTCGTCGCGCCAATCCCGTCGCCGCTGGCGCTGACCATCGCTGGAATCCCCCTGTCCTCGCAGGCGGCGGCGCGCGACGCCCTGATCGAACGCCTGCGCGAAGACGCCACGCCCGGCGGGACGGTGAACATCAACCGCCTGTGGGAAGCGGTGCAGGTGGCGTTGGGCGATTCCAGCTTCGACATCAACGCGCCGCTGGACGACGTCTCAGCGCCGCCCGGCCACATGCTGACGCTGGGCGTCATCACCTTCGTTTGAGGTCGCCATGCCGCCACGTTACAGCCGCGCCGACTTCCGCGCGGCCTTGCAAGCCCTGCTGCCGACCGGGCGAATTTGGCCGCGCGAGGAAGGCACGACGCAAGCCCAGGTGCTCGACGGGCTGGCGGCGGTCTATGAACGGCAGAGCGCGGACGCGGCGGCGCTGCTGAGCGACGCCTTTCCGGCGGGCGCGCACCAGCTGCTGCCGGATTGGGAGGCCACGCTCGCGGTCAGCGGCCAGACCACGTTGCAGCAGCGCCGCGCGGCGGTGGTGGCGCAGTTGATCGGCGTGGGCGGCCAAAGCGTCCCCTACCTGACCGCCTACGCCAAGGCGCTGGGCTTCGACGTCACGATCACCCAATACGGCCCGGCGCGCGCCGGTGGCGCTCAAGCCGGGAGTCCCTGCTGTGGCGACGCTTGGTCCTTTGTCTGGTCCATCGGCCTGGTCCAATGGACATCCACGCACGCGCGCGCCGGTCAATCGGCGGCGGGCGAATCGCTCGCCGCGTGGGGCGAGGCGGCTTTCGAGGCAGCCCTGCGTCGGGTTGCTGCGGCGCACACGCTGGTGCGCTTTTCCTACACCTCGCCAGACGCCGCGCCGTGGGATGACGGCCTGGTCGGCTGGGATCATGGGTTCACCATTTGGGAGACATGACGTGACCAGCTCTGTAGACCCCAGCCTCTTCCGCACCGCACCCCGCCTGAGCGCTCTGCGTCAGACGCTGGAGATCATCCGCACCGAGTTGAACGCCCTGTTCAGCCGGAGCGCGGTGACGCCCACCGGGACGTTGGAGGTCTTTGCGGGGGATGTGACGCCGCCGGATCGCCTGGTCTGCGACGGTCGCGCGGTGTCCCGCCAGACCTACGTCGACCTCTTCGGCGTGATCGGAACGCGCTGGGGCGCCGGTGACGGGGCGACCACCTTCAACCTGCCCAACATCCCGCCCCGATATCGCTTTGCTGCGGGAGGCAGCCAGACGACGCCGCAGCCGGTTCTGGTGACGCGGCAGGCGACGGATTCCGAGGGGAACCCTCTTGTGGTGGACGGCAGCCCGGTGATGGAGACCGTCACCGTCGTGATCGATCTGCCGCTGGCCAAAACCGTAACCACAATCAAGGTGTGAGAATGGACGCCATCGATCATCCGACCGCCGCGACCTCCTCGGGGCGGTCGCTCTTTACGGAGGGCAGCCCCGCCACCGGCCTTCCCGCCACCGTCATCACCGCCGACTGGCTCAACGGCGTCCAGAATGAGATGCTGACGGTGATCCAAACCGCAGGCCTCACGCCAGCGGGCGGCGACCATACCCAGCTGCTCCAGGCCATCCGAACGATTTCATCGACGGCGCAGGTGCGGCAACCCATCAACCTGGGTCCGGCGGCGGGCGCGATCGGCGTCAGCGGCACGCCGACGCTGTCGGCGTCGCCCTATTATTCGCTCTACGGGGTCGCTCAGGGGCAAGCGCGGTTTGAGATCGCCACAAGTCCCAGCTTTGCCACCATCCTGCACAGCGGCACGGTGGGGGCCGTGGCCTCTTACGCCGTCCCCGACTTGGTTTTGGCGACGACCGGCGTCTATTGGTGGCGGGCTGCTTACGCTGACGTCGAGGGGCATTGGTCGGCCCCCAGCACGCCGACGGCCTTCACCTGCGCGGCGATCTTTTCCTTTGTCGCCCGACCGACAAACCTGACGCCCGCCAACGGGTCGGCTGGGGCCGCGCTCCAGCCGACCCTGACCAGCTCGCCGTTTTCGGTTGTCGCCGGAGCGGACGCGCACGCGGCGTCACGCTGGCGGGTCTCGACGGTGCCCAGCTTCGACACGGTCGTCTACGACAGCGGGATCAGCGCCGGGGCCTTGACCTCCGTCACATTGCCATCGACCGCCGCTCTCACGCCGCTGACCGTCTATTATTTCCAGTGTCAACATCAAGGCGCCACGCTGGGCTGGTCCGATTGGTCCGCGCCGACGGCCTTCACCGCAGGCGCTGGAGCGGGCGAATGGATCTTTTCCACGCCTGGCACGACCACATTCACGGTGCCGGTGGGCGTCACGCTGCTGACCCAGGTGACGGTGGTGGGCGGCGGCGGTGGCGGCGGTTACGACACCAGCCAGTACGATTCATCCGAGGGCGGACCCGCCGGAAACGGCGGCGTGTCGATCAAGTACAATCTTCCTGTGACCCCAGGCCAGGTTTTCACCATCGTCGTTCCGGCGGGCGGATCACTTGGGCAGCCCGGCGGGTCCGCGTCCTTCGGAACGCTGTTGTCGGCGACCGGCGGGGCGGCAGGACCGAACGATCTCAACCAGCGTGGCGCGGACGGCACAGGAATCGGCGGTGACTACAACCCCGAATATCGGTCTCAATTCGCGACCTTCGGTGGGGTCAGTTACGGCGGGGGCGGCAGCGGCGGATCTCTGGCCTTCACCGGCGGGGCCGGAACGCCCGGTCGCGTCGGGGCGGTGTGTATCAAGTGGGGTGGATGATGTGGGCACGCATTGATGCCGGCGTTTGCGCCGAGTTTGTAACCGACGATCCGACCGGCCTGTATCACCCATCGATTCTGTGGGTGCGGGTTCCTGACGCGTTGTCGGCCTGGGCCACGCACGATTATGTGTGCGTTGACGGCGCCGTCCAGCCGCCGACGCTCGACTATCTGCTCGCCCAACTGCGCGCGGCTGTGGTCGCGCGTCGCAAGACCGAGCGCGACCGTGGCGTCCTGATTGGCGGCCAACGCTGGCGCAGCGATAAGGCCAGTTACGACGACGTGGCCAGCAATCTGACCCTGGCCAGTCAGGTCGAGCTGGCCGGTGGCAGCTTCGAGACGGTCTGGAAGACGGCGGATGGCTTCGCCCGCGTCGGCAAGGCCGCACTGGCCACCGCCTTGCTGGCCATCGGGGTTTTCGTGCAGGCCTGCTTCGCCCGCGAGGAGGAGTTGAGCGCCGCCATCGATGCCGCCGAGACCGTCGATGACGCGCTGACGGCTTACGCCGTCGGAATTGATCTGGGTTGGCCCGGCGGCTGAACCCAACCGCGACAACATTCCAGTTTTCTCAGCCGCCCGGCATCCGCCCGGCGGCTTTTTTCATGCGCAGAAGGAGGATTTCCATGCGCCCTGTTCCTCAACCCGTCATCGACCTGGTCAAAGACGCGGAAGGCCTTCGCCTGACGGCCTACCCCGATCCGGCCAGCGGCGGCGCGCCCTGGACCATTGGCTATGGCCACACCGGGCCGGAGGTGCGTCCCGGCCTGGTCGTCGCCCCCGAACACGCCCTGAAACCGGCCCTGCATGAGTGGGGCGAAGGCAACCTGAACGCCGCCGCCGACAATAACGACATCCGCGCCATCACCCGCCGGATCAACGGCGGTTACAACGGGCTGGACGACCGGCGAGCTTGGTTTGAGCGGATTTGGCCGCTGGTCAATGGTGAGGCCGCGCCACCGATGGCTGACGACCGGGTGCGGGCGATTCAGCGTGTCGTCGGCGCGCAGGTCGGTGGCGTCTATGGCCCCGCGACCAAGGCCGCTGTGGCCCGGTGGCAGACGGCGCATGGACTGGTCGCCGATGGCCTGGTTGGGCCGGTGACGGCGCGGGCGATGGGCTTGCCCGCCGCAGGGTGACTCAGCCTTATTCCAGCAGCGCTTCACGCGCATCAAGGCCGTCTCTGGTCAGCCTCCACACGCCGGGAGCATGACCCAGACCGATCAACCCGCGAATCTCCATCTCTGCCAGTAGCCACTCAGGCGTGTCCGTCGCCTCCGGGTAGATATCTCCATCCATGTCCGCCGTCAGCAGGCAGAGGATCTGCGACCGCGACAGGACTGCTTGCGCATGCACGCGAGCGCTGTACTGCGGCTTTGGCATACGGGCCTCCATGATCCGGGTGCAGCCCAGCATGCGCCTGCCGACTTGAGAATCCAACCACCGCCCGCGCCATTCGGTGCGGGCTTTTTCATGTCCGAGGAGTCCCTCATGTCCCCAAAAGCGCGCGATTACCTGCTCGCCCGCCTACAGGAGCCGACTACGTGGCGCGGCATTGCCACCTTGCTGACGGCCTTTGGCGTCGCCCTGTCCCCCGAACAGGCCGAGGCGATCATCCCGCTTGGTATGGCGGTTGCCGGGTTTATTGGCATCTTGACGAAGGGGTGATCCGATGACCTTCCTGCTCAGCCTTCTCGGCACGCGGGCCGGGGCCATGGGGGCCGCCGCCCTTGCGGCATTGCTCGCCATCGCTGTCGGCGTCCAGACGCTTCGCCTGTCGTGGTCTGAGGCCGATGTCGCCGCGCAAAAGGCACTTGTCACCCAGCGAGACGCGGCCATCGCCACCCAGAACGCCGCCGCCGAGAAAATGCGCTCCGACGCACTGGCCGCGTCTCAGGCCGCATCGCAGCGCGCCACAGCGGTCATGAAGCCCCGCCCGAAACCCAACGCAGCGACCGTGGAGGCGCTCAATCAATGGCTCGTCTCGCCCTGACCATCTGCGCCGTCCTGGCGCTTGCTGCCTGCGCTTCGTCACCGCCTCCTCCCGTCGAGGTTCCGGTCCCGCAGCGCCTCGAACCGCCCCCCGAGTTGATGGTGGCCATCCCGCCGCCGGGCCGCATCTTCACTGCGCCCGGAGTGTCGTCGGTCGCCTGCGTCGATCCCGCCGGTCGGGATGCGTTGGTCGGCTACGTTGACGCGCTGCGCCAGCGTGGCGATGCGTGGCGAGCCTGGGTCGGCCCGTGAACCAGAACTCACCCGTTGCACGCGCGGGAAATTCCAACTAACACCACAACCGTCTTGAACGACGGCCAACACCTACTCCAGGAGCCGCTACCGGAAGCCCGCGCTGGCTCAGCAGCGCGCCGGGCGGGGGTAAAATGCGTTCACTGAGACGACCGGGGGTGTGAGCCGGTTAGGGGCGCGAGCAGATAGGGATGGACACGGCTACAGTGGCGGGGTGATCGCGACACCTCGTTGCGCTGGCGTTCGTGGAGTTGCCGACGAAGATCGGCGCAACTATCCGCATTTAATGTAAAATATAGTTATCTTGCGTCCGCGCAGTTTCGTAAGGCGCGCCCTTCGCGTCACCATGCACCAGCGACTCGCCTTTGGGTCGCGCAACGCATGGAGATGCAGATGCACCACTTTACGCTCAACGCCCCCGCCCGTCTCGCCGATCTGCCCGTCCCGGTCGGCCCTCTTTCTGGCCTTCTCACATCTGCGCGCGATCACCTGTGCGCCCTGGCAGAATCGGCGGGAGTCACGCTATGGGTCAACCCGCACATGGAAGGGTTGCTCGCGGTCAATGATCGCGCGCGCGCTGCCGGAACGTGGGATGAGATCCTTCCGGCCGCATCCGTCCGGCACCGCAGCCTGAACCGCAGCAACGCCTATTGGATCGACGGACGCAACGCCGAGGGCGAGACGGTGACGGTCCAGGCGGGCTTGCTCTACGATTGCCGGGAGCGCTCGATAGGCCAGCGGTTCGCCGACCTATCGGTGTTCTACGACGAGCCGGAACAGCAAGCCCCGGTGGGTGAGTTTTGCGACGTGACGTCGGAGGTTGCTCTTGGTCTGCGCGGGCGGGTGGTATGGACCAATGCCGGTTGGACGAAGCCGGGCGCGGGAAAGCGCGGCCTGTTTCGGACGGCGCAGCGGGCGAACAAGCTGGCGTCGTGGCTGCTTTGGCAGCCTGACGCGATGGTGTCGGTGGTCGAGCCTCACATCGTGCCGGTGTGGTCGCCCAGCAGGATGGGAATCCGCCACATGGATGACGCGACGTCGATCAACTATCACCAAGTCGGGAATGGCGAGTTCCCGATGCATTTCGTCTTGTTCACAAGGTCGCACTTTTTTGGCGATCTCGCCGCCATGACGATGAGCGAGGCCGCCTAAGCCGCCTAAGCGCCTGGCCAGTCGATCACCGTGAGAAGCGCTTTCTGGCCGGATGGTGAGGTCCAGCCGACCAGCAGGTGGCTGTAAACGACGGGGCGGGCGAGTCCGTGGATGACGCAATGGTTGTAAACAGGCTCCCCGCCCTTGATCGCCTCTTCATAGTGCGCGGCCAATTGGACCGCGTATTCGCTGTATGGGTCGTCGTCGTTCGGTTTTCCAAGCTGCTGCATAGCCCAATCCCGACCCAGCGCCCGAACCGTGGCGTCGGCGATCCGGCGGAACACCAGCGGCCCGCCCGGTTCGGCATTGAGGAACCCGCAATGGCGCAACAGCCCGGAGTTGGCCAGATCATGGGCGAGCGTGACCGGCGGCGCCGTCCGGATAGAAGGCCAAAGGTTCAGGATTTCAGATTGAGGCCCAGCCGCGAAACCAACCGGCTGCCGGTGGATTGTAACCGTGACGGCCTGCGGCGGTTTGGGCGGCGGGTCGCCCAACCGCCGAACAAAGGCCGGGATTTCCAGCCTCCGGGGCGCAAGCGATGCTGCCGACGGCAGGATTAGCGTCGCTGTCATCGCGCCCGCGCCGCTGACAGGACCGCCGCGCAGATCGAGCGCGCAAGCTCCAGGGTTGGGGCGCCAGCTTGCAACGCGGCGTCGATCAGACTGGGGCGGACGTCGGCGGGCAGGTCGTCGGGGGGTTGCTCGAACGCCACCACAGCCGCTGTGAACTGGCGGTCGGCGTAGAGTGATTCCACAGCCGCCACAACACCATCAAAGCGGTCGCGGAAATGGTCGGGGATCGCGCCGTCGGCGATGGCCGCGTTCACGGCGTTGCGCAGCTCTTCATCCCGGTAATCCAGGACATCCGGCGGGACGCCATCCAGTCCCGCTTGGACGAAGCCCAGCAGCGCCGACAGCGCCTTCAGGTTTCCGGCGTCCGGTCCGAGATTCCAGCCAAGTCGCGATAAGTCTCCGTTTTCCACGCGCGCAACTCCCGTTGGTGTCGGAAAAAGCATCGCTGGAGCAACCGGCGCGACGCAAGCGCATTTACGCGTCAAAGTAGGCCCTCGCGCTCCAGTCCCTGGTGATCCAGGATCGCCACACGGCCAGATCTGGTTATCAGGCCCGCGACGCGAAACGCGTCAAGGTGGCGCTGGATCGTCGAGCGCCGGACGGCCAGAATCTCGGCCAGCTCGATTTGGGTAAGCGACACAGCGCCGGTGGCTGGGTCGGCGCGAGAGAGCAGCAGTCGGGCGAGCTGTGAGCGCAGGTTGTGCGTCCTAACTTTTTCGTCCATGGCTTTGGCGTAGGCGAACTCCGCGAACCAGAGCGCGACGCCCTCCCACACCTCGGGCGTGAGCCGTAGCGCATCCATCAGATCGGGCGTCGCGATCCGCAACAAGGTGCAGTCGGTTTCAGCGATGGCGGTCGCCGTCCGTGGTCGGTCCGCGAAGATCCCCAGATCACCAATCGGCGCGGGCCACTCCAGCAGGGCGAGACGGACGTCTCGCGACGTCACCAGCACGCTGCCAGATTCAACAATGTACAAGTCGTCGCCTGGGTCGCCCTCGCGCACGATCAATTGTCGCGCGGCAAAATGCTGCACATGCACGCTTTCAACCAATTTCCACAAACACGCGCCCGCAACATGTGACAGGAGCGGACACGCTGTTATGGTGTTAAATTGCTGTTCTGTTAACATTCGCTCATTAAGTGGCGAGATTGTAATAATTGCGTTACGATTCGACGCAATTATTCTGACCGAAATGACCGAAATCGGTCATTGGTTTTTCTTTGTCACTTGACCCTTCCCTCATACAATTGGATGGCAAGCGAGATTGAGGCAATCGGAGTATTCCCGTATGCGCTAATGAGCAGAGACCCGAGGTTGAGCGACTTGACGAGCGCGCCAAACCCCAGCCGAAAGGCGATGATGTTTTCAGAAAGTCGGCGACAGGCGTCACCGCGCCGCTTAACTGCGCTCCGCAATTGTTCCGGGTACGACAAACGCCCGACTGCTATAACAGCCGGGCGTCCGTGTCGGATCAGGAAACCGAAATGAAACCCGATCGCAACGCGATCCCCGAAGGACTGAAGAACCCATGAAGATCGGAACCGAAGATAGCCGTTGGGGCGCGGAGCGCAAGGGTGTTGAGGTGGCGCGCCCGCCAATTACCACCGAAACCAGCGTCATTCCATCCCTTGGGCTGAGTTTCGCCGAAGCCGAAGCCGCGACCAACCCAGCCAGCGATGCCGATGCCGATTGGGTCGCTGTCACCGATGCCGCCGAGGCTATCCACGCCACGCCGCCCATCACCCTGGGCGACGCCATGGTGAAGCTGAGAATGCTTGCCGGTCCTCTTGGCGTGACCGGAGGCACCAGCAACGACCATGCGCGGGCCATCGGTCAAGTTTCGACCTTTCTGGCGACGCTGGCGCCCGTGAGGTGATCGTCTGGCGATGGGTCAACCAACCCCATCACTTTGGCGCCCCACCGTTCCAGCGCGTCACGCTTTTCGTCCATGTAGGCGTGCCGGTCGTAGACGCCCCTCACCCCGCCAATGACGTGTCCAATCACGCGCTCAGCGACATCGCCTCCAACCCGCAACTCTGACAGGCCGGTGCGCAGGGTGCGCCGCAGATCATGCAGCCTCCAGGGCTGCATGTCTTCAAGCCCCCTGGAGGCTCGCCGCTCCTTGACCTTCTTGTCGAGAACGGTCTTTGCCCAGCTATATCCGCTAAACCCGCTGTCTGGCGCCGTCGTGAACACGAACTTGTCGGAGACCCTTGGCTGGCTGGCTATGATGTCGCGAGCCGTCTGGGTCAACGGCACGGCGTGGACGACGCCGGTCTTGTAGCGCTCAGACGGGATGGTCCACAGCCCCGCATCGAGATCCAATTCGCACCACCGCATTCCGCTCACTTCATCGCGCCGCTGGCCCGTCAGCATCAGCACCCTGACCAGCCCAGGAAAGGGGCCTTTCAAATCATCGCATGCCAGCCAGATATCGCGGATCTCATCGGCAGCCAGCACCCTATCCCGACCATTCCGTTGGATAGCCCCGCCCCGCCTCCGGCCCCGGCTTGGACTTGCGAGTAGGTTTGCCTCCAGATCGCCGCGATCAACGGACCAATTCACGATTCTGAGCGCGAGGCCACGAACCCTGTGCGCCTTCTGCGCATGTCCCGCCGAGACTATCGGATCTAGGAGTGACACAAGATCCTTGCGCCGCAAATCGACCGCCGCCCGATCTTTCCAGCGAGCGAGTATTTCTCGATTGATGATCGATTCGACCTCTCGCCCCCGTCGCAGCAAGGGGCACTCCTGCTTGATGTAAAGGGTTGCAATTTCGCCGAAAGACCCCGGCGCGTAGCCGGTTGCTGATTTGCGCTCCGCTGCTGATTGCTTTTCTATCTTGTCGGCCAGCTTCTTTACGGCCGGGTCAATGCCGACCTCCACCGATTGCAACGCCTTCGCGGCCCTATCCCGCGCCTCCCCAAGGCCGATGGATGGAAAATGACCGATGGTCAGTCGCTTCTGTTTTCCGGCAAAGCGATAGAAAACGAACCACGATTTATTCGAGTCGCCAACCCGCAGGCCAAACCCCGGCAGTGACGCGTCGAACAATTCGAGGCGCTGGCCGGGAGCGGGCGGTTTCGCGCTCTCGACCGCCTTGGTGGTCAGCTTCACTTTGGGCAT